TATTGCCATCAAAATAGCTGCACCAATGCCAGATAGCCTCTGTTTCTGATTCTGATGCAATAAGAAGACCAAATGATGTAACTGAATCTCTAATTAAGTACAGATTCATAAATCCTCGTTAATAGTTGTAAAAATATTCTAATCAATTTGATTTACTAGAAATTCTCGATAAAGTCTTTCACGCTCTATCCAGAAACGAGCAGAAGGTACGCCTAAAGCTAATTCCATTTTATAAGCAATACAAACAGTAATTTCTGCCTTACCTTTTATGAGTTGATTAATAGTCTTTTTCGGCAACTTCATGCGACTAGCAAATACTCGTCGGGGTATTTTTCTTTCTTTTAGGATTTCAGCAAGGGTTTCTCCTGGTGGAGAAACAAAATCTGGTGTGTATGTGTTCTCGGTAGTATTAGTCATAGATTTGATCAATAGTTACAAAAAATCATAAACAAAATAATTGACAACCTTGACCGCTTCCTTGACTCTTGGAATAAAGTCAATATCTAAGTTAATAAATATAAAAGGGTCTTCTGTTTTTTTTGTGTTTTCCAGCTTATGGTAGCAGGATATGTCCAGCAGTAAAATATCTCCTGCTTTTAAGACTAATTTTTGAGTATCTTTTCTTTGGACTAATAAAAAGTTTATTTGATCATCCATACTTTTAAAGGGAGTATAATCTTTCAGGAGTTTTTCTAAAGTATTATTGTTTACTGTAGAAGCGTATAATTTATAGTTGTCACTCTCAACAACTAAAATAATTGAATATTTTTTATCTTCATCAATGTCGTCAACGTGCCATTCTACCCCCAATGTCCACCATAGAGAATAAGGATCAAACAACTCTAAAGGACTGTTAACCCAATTGTGTTTTGCTCTTGCAGAAAAGGTAGTAGAACTGCAAATCGATTCTACTATCTTGTTTAGCTTGTCTAGATTGTGATATTTGCCTAATTTATACAGAGGTTTCATTTTTTATTTGGTTGATGTTTATTGACTGATAACTGATAACTAATAACTGATAACTATTTTTTGAGAATGAGTTTAGGCTTTTTGCTAAACTCAACTGATAGGTTTTTTTGCCGGCAGACAGTCCGGCAATCTGTCCATCTTTTACCGACCTTGGCAAGATAGGAGTCCTGGTTCCACTCCACCTTGTACCCTGCTTTTTCGCAGGCTGTCTTATAAGGAAGTTGAGATTCCTTCTGTTGAGCAGTAATCTGCTCTTCTCTAGCCTTTTCCAAGGCTTCTAGCTCGTTTTTGCGAGACTTAAAGGCTATGGCTTCGATTACTGCTTGATGCAGTTCGGTAGCATCCTTCGGAAAGGATTCGTAACCATTCCTTAAATCGCGGCTACGGACTACTACCCGTCTTTCTTCGCCACTTGTAAGCCTTATTTGAATCCCTAAAGATAGGGATTCTTCGACAAGTTGGGGGAATCCCACCCCAAAATCTTCAATCAATTTTTGATTTGCTGAAATAGGAGCAGGTTCGGGTTCGGAAACCGCTTCTACTTTAGGATTTTCTATATCCCATTTTTTTCTGGTCCAATAACCAGAATTGTGGTTCAACGCCCAGTCTTTTTCCGATCTGGGTTTTGGAGGGTTTCTTAATGTTTTGGCTTCCCCACTGGGAAGCTGATAGGTTACGACCCGAACGGTCACATAACCGCCATGGGATCGAGATCCCATTCCGTCGGATGAAGGGGTATCTGATCCTTCGGAATAGAACCTTTCGGTTCTTTCATTGATTATTATGCCGTGTGTCACGACATAATAATCGCTATTTTCATAACGGTTGCATTCTTTTAACTTGCCTTTGATTGACAGGTAATTGCCCCACTCTTTTTCTTGCGCCTCTAGGCGCGCTTCTACGGCTCTTTTTTCCGCTTTTTCTCTTTCGGCTTGGCCGGCAATCCAAGCCTCTTTCGCCTTTTTAGAAGACTCTTTAGAAGCTTCTAAAGAGTCCAGATAATTAATGATTATCTGGTTGATTTCATCTCCAAAGCCTGCTGAGTAAGCTAGGGAACTAAAATCAATTCCCCAGGCATCTGCCCACAGACTTCCGTCTGTGGGCATTTCCACAGACGGTAAATATAAACCAGCGTAATCGCCAGTCAGTTGAGCCATTTCTGGCGTGACAGGAATGGCTGCCCAACTGGCAGTGGGGAGAGGGACGAGGCGGGGTTCAAACCCGTCATCGTACCAGAAACACTCCCCTTCTTGTACCGCGATTACGCGGGTTTCAAATAAAAGACCTTCGTCTTCAGTGTCAAAGGGGATGTCTGCGAGAGTGATTTGAGGTTTCATTGTTTTAATCCTTGTGTGTCTTGTTTGTCTATACTTATCTTACAATATTCTCCCAGTAATGTCAACTATCTGGGAAAATCTTTTTTCTGAACGTTTGTACTACTTATTAATCCCAAATAGTTGATAATGATAACCGATAACCTTAATCTTCTATGCGCCAATCTGCATTTGCTACAGCATCATCTTATTAGGTTTCACTTCGTTGAGTACTGATTGGACAACCTACCTTTTTATCTGTTTTACACACAAATATTCTCTATTTCCGTCAGAACGACGGAAGTTCAATTCGGTAAATGTTCCACACCTCCAAGATGGAAGCAATAGTACTTTTGGGTTTTCGTGTCCTTGTGATGTAAGGTAGTGATTAGCTTTGTGGAGTGTTTGACCTACTCCAAACACTGCCATTCCGATTAAGGTAGCAATCAAAAGATACGATGCGTTCTCTAGCCTTGCAATTGTTCCTAGTATTTTTCTGGATTCCTCGTTCATGCTGTCCTCATCAGTGCCTAGAATTGAGCCGCTAGGCATACGGGAAAGGTTCCCGTTTCGGATCGGCTAGGGCTTTTGTAAAAACAAACAGCCTAAAACATTTGAGGGGTTAGACTCATCCCGGACGATTGCACCGGGGGCAAGTCAGTCCGTCCGTCCTTGTTTACTAGCGGCCGCCGCCACTAGCCCAGAGACAATGTAGAAAGTTTCCCCGTCTGCATCTGGTAGCCCCTCAATATCCCCGTAAATAACGGTTTCTACTGGGATACCGTCAATGGGTTCTGCGGGTTCGTTGGACATTTTAACTCGCGGGAGAATCCCCGATGCGGGAATTTCCTTAAGAATCACAATCTTCTCTTTGTTTCCCAGAAACTGTTTCTTTGCATCTTGGGTGATGCCAGCTTCTTTGTTTAATATGGTGATAGTGTGAGGGGTTGCGTTGATGATCATTTTTTACTCCTAAATAATTGTTAGCTGACAACTGATAACTGATAACTAATTTATTAATCACAAACTACCCGAAAACCAATATTACGCCAGCGACATTTTTCAAAATAGTAACTGAGTTGTGCCGCACAACATTCATAGGAGCAGGTATCGAATCCGCCCCCACGGGGAACGTTTTGACACCATTCCCAGACGTTGCCGTGCATATCGTACAATCCCCAAGCATTGGGTTTTTTCTGTCCCACAGGATGAGTTATTAATCCAGAATTATCTTCGTACCAAGCGTAATCTTTTAGCTGATCGAAATCATTACCAAAGCTAAATAGGGTTTCTGTACCAGCGCGACAAGCATATTCCCATTCTGAATTTGTAGGTAGGCGATAGTTTTTCCCTGTTATTCGTCTCAATTTCTGGTAAAAAGCTATAGCGTCGTCATAACTAACTTGTTCTACTGGATTTTGGGGTTTGTGCATAAAATAAGAGGGGTTGTTTCCCATTACCTCTTGATATTGTTCTTGAGTTATTGGATATTTCCCAATTTTAAAGGTTACGTTCGGAATCTCTATCATTTCAATCTCAATCATTTTTTTACTCCTAAATAATGGGTTAATTACTGATAACTGATAACTGGTATATTAGAACTCTTGCCATGTCATCGGGTCGGTCATTGGTTCGCTGTACCGACTTAAATCCGACGGCTCGGTATCGTCATGGATAAAATCGTCGTTGGGTTCGTTACTAGGAATCTCATAGTAGCGTCCGCCGCAATCCACAAAGCCCATCGTAGGGGACAATGCAAAAGCTTTTTTGACGGGTTGAAAATTAATCTCAGGTAATTCGCGGTTGGGAAGTTTCCCATCGGGACTAAACCCCCGACTTAATTTGCCATCAAAGGTGTCAAACCACCACTCCTTCCCAGTTTGCTGGCAAGTGACTCGAAGGGTTGTTATTTGACCCTCTCCCCATACTTCAAGAGCGACACGGTGCTTTTGACCTTTGGCGATCATAGTAAAATTGCCAGATACGACGGGGACGGAGTTAGATTTGACAGATACGCGATTGGATGCTAACATGGCTTTTGACCTGATAAGGGTTGACGGAAAGGCGATCACACTAATTTGGAGTTGGGAGTGGTCGTCTTTCTCTATATCTGTATATTACCGTAAAGTCAGTAATATTGTCAAGCATTATTCCAAAAAAAGTTATAATAAATTATAGAGACACAAAACTAATACAATGGTACTAAAAAACAGGGTCAAGGAATTTACGCAGTCTAGAGGCATCACAATCTATAAATTCATTCAGCAAACAGGCATTGCGATGTCCACGGGATACAAGCTATCTCAGAATCCTAGTCACTTGCCGTCTATCACAGTTTTACAGGCAATCTGTGATAGGTACGAGATACAGCCTAACGAAATTGTCTATTGGATTGATTGAAAGTGTGATATACTGGCAAAGCGGGGTGAGTGAAATGGTTTCCACATAGGCCTCATAAGCCTAAAACACTAGGTTCGACTCCTAGACCCCACATTAATCAAGTAAAATTCCAATTAAGAGAATTATCAAATCCTTGAATGTCAGTAAGGAATTTTTCTCCTGATTGGGTAAGTCGATAGTATCTTTTTCTAGCACCGGCTCTATCGTTAGATCGCTCGGTTCCCCATCGAGATTTAATGAGTCCTTTTTCCTCTAATTTCTGAAATACAGGGTAAAACGAGCCAATATCAAGGCTTTGTCCTTTAATATCGGCTATAGATTCAATTATCTGTAATCCCGACAATTCTTTATTGTAAAGAGTCTGCAAGACAAGGATTTCTTTAGGGGTCATTTAAATATGGTATAATATTGGTATGCCCCCGCGTTAACGGGGGACTCATCACAATTACTACTACAGAGTAAATCATGACTAATTCTAGTTTACAGCGTTTTGATCACGATGGTATTGAATTAATTATCAATACCGAGACTGGTGAGAGCTTTGCCTCAATTAGTGGATATGCCCGGATGTCAGGGAAAATACCTTCAACTATTTCTCGCCGTTTGACTATGATGGGTTTGCGTGAAAAGGGTCTTGAACAGGCTCAAATCGAGACAGCAGGCGGGTTACAAGGTGTTGCGTTGATACCAGAAAATTTAATCTGTCAGTGGTTAATCAAAGACAATCACGAACTAGCCCTAAAAGTAATGCAGTTGGGCGTTCGCTTATTCCTTCACACCTTAGCCGGTTTTCAGGTCAAAAGTGAGGCAATTGAGACTAACAAGCAACTTGGCTCTCAAGTTGCTGAATTGACTGCCAAAATCGACGAATTGGATTATCGAGAAGTTGACTATATCGATGAAATCCTCGGCTTAAAAGACCAAATTAAAAAGCTTGAGAGCGAGAACTCTACTCTAGAGGAACAAATCGAGTTAATGGGGGGATATTAGGGGAAAATCAGTAAACAAGGTTGTTTACTGCTAAAATAAAAAACAGAAATTGACACCATAACTGGTACATAACTGATAAAGCTAACCCCTGTAGTCTCTACAGGGGTTTTTTGTTGTCTAATGTTCGGAGCTTGTTGTCTAATGTTCGGAGCTTGGCTGATTGTTAGATTGTTGATAAATTGTAGATAAAGATATTAACAATGGAATCCTTGATATATATAGGTTTCAGACTTTGTTGATGTTGTTAACGCTATCCCCCAATATTATTTTTTTGTGTTCTTATTGCTGACCTCGATTAATTAGATTGTTAGTTTGTAAATAGGTTGTAAATACCCTTATTAACAAAAATAAAAAGGATAAAAGTATTGATATATATAGCTTTCATTATTTCTGTACTTCTTTGTTGATATTGTTGATGATTACCCCGTGTGTATTTTTTTGTTTTACTGTTGAGCCTGGTGTTTTCTTATTGTTGACCTTGTTTGTTTTCTTTATCTTTTTTCTCTCTATAGAGCATCAACAATATCTACAAAGCCTAAAACCTAGTCGGGGTAAGGGTTTTGATTGTAGATAACCTTATTAACAATTGAATTACAAAAAGAACAAATTAGAGATAAAGCACTTCTCGCTTTTAAAATTCTCTGATTAGCCGAAAATACGGCATTTTGTCAATAGAGTCAGTTTTGCGTTTAATCACTTTTATTGCTGACTTTGCTGTATATCTTCTTTTCTCTCTTTTCCTCTATAAGGCATCGACAATATCTACAAAGTCTAAAGCCTATACTCAGCAAGGGTTTCGATTGTCGATAACCTTATTAACAATCTATCTACAACCTAACAACCGCTCTGTAGTATTTGTAGTATATGTAATACGGATAGATAAAAAAAAATACCGCTCCCTCGTAGGGCGGTAATCCAAGTCAATCTTTAAAAAAATTCTCTCATAGTCTTAATAGAATTGTCAAGACAAAAAAATAACCGCGCTCCCGGGTGTGGTATAAAAGAGCGCAGTAGTATAAGGTATAAATATGTTTTCCTTTTAATTATATCTCAAAAAAGAAAATTCAAGATATAATAATACAAGAAACAGTACACATCTCATCGATGGCTCAAAAAGTCCTTACTGGTAACTATTTTCTTAAAGGGCAATCGTATCCTACGATTGCCAGTGAAATTGTTATTGAGATTAAAAAGGGATCGACTTGGGATGAGGAGTTTTTTATTCAGGGGGATTTTACTACATGGAACATTAATTTTTATGTAGCAAAGCAATTTGGAGAAGATCGCATAGCAGTCGGTCGGATCGATGGGTTGCAGTTTGGGGATTTTATTTTACCTGCTAATGAAGAGGGAGAAGACCCAATTGAATATCAAAATTATACTTATTTTCATTTAATTATCGATAGCAATATCACTGCTGAGATGGACGTTACTCCTGTCTCTTTTAAGGAAATCGGACAGCCAAAAGTGGGAAGAGATTACTGGCAAGCTGACTTAGAGGCATCTAAAACTATTGCTAATCGGCTCGTTGTTGAACCTTTAGGACTAGATTTAATTCCCGTAGTCGTTAGGGGGGAAGTTTGATGCCAATTGAAATAACTGGAAGTTCTAGGCAAGTAATTGTTTCGGCTACTCTTGGAGGTGCTGGATGGTCGCCTGTTTTGTCCCTAGTTACTGATGGTAATCGCCGGGTTTTTCAGGTAGTTAATTGGGTAGGAGGTTCGGGTACTCCTCCAGCAACGGGTGGGTATATTGGAATATCTGGATTAGTTTCTTCAATTAGCTCTGCTGTTGATGTTCGGGGTTCTCCTGGACTACCGGGAGAGGGAAGTGCTTTTTACAAGCATACTCAATCGCCTGCATCTGCAACCTGGACAATTATTCATAATTTAGGCTTTGAGCCACAGACTCAAGTTTTTAGTTCAGGGGGAGTAAAAATAGAAGCTTTTGTACAAAACCTTTCTTTAAATACTACTCAAATTATTTTTAGTAGTCCCTTTAGTGGTTATGCAATTTTATCGAGGTAATTATGACTTTTATTGAATTTTGGTCTGACACTGAATTTAAAGGAAAAATTCGGGCTTCTGTTGCCCCAGAAAATCCTAACGATTTGGTCAATTTTGGTACTTTAAATGCTCTTCTGGAAGGGTTTGATTACAAGGACGCAGTATTTGCTTCTGCCCCATCAAATATCAATTTAAATGCTCCTGGCTCGACAATTGGTGGGGTAACTATGAGTTTAGCCAATTCTCGCTTTATTGCCGCAAATCAAACTAATAACACAGAAAACGGGTTATACAATTGGAACGGAGCTTCTGTTGCAGCTACCCGCACTGCTGACGCTAGTACAGGAGCCGAACTGAGAAACGCTATTGTTACCGTAGCTTCTGGTAGTGGAAATACTGATGACGGAGTGACTTACAGGCAGATTACTCAATCCGTGACTTTGGGAACTTCCCCCGTAATCTGGCAAGTTCATGGGGCCGGAATTCCTGACGCAAGTGAAACCACAGCAGGTAAAGTACAGCGTGCTACTTTAGCCGAATTAGAAGCGGGAACAGACACAGCCAAATATGTCACCCCTTCCTTGCTTGCCAGTTGGTCTGGAAGACGGCGATCAGTAACTACTAATCCTTTTGGAGATGGCACCAATACGGTGTTTGTGATCACCCACACCCTGACTGATACTAATCCCAGCGTAGAAGTAATTCGCAATAGCGGTAATAGAGATACTGTAGGAGTTTTTACGGAACGATTGAGTAATACTTCAATCCGCCTAACTTTTGCCTCTACAGCAGTACCTCCTGTGAATGGATTTGTAGCCAAATTACTAGCTTAGTATTGTGAAAGAATTTCTTGGGCCTACTGACACTTTAGATTCGATTACTACAGCCCGATGGGTTGCTAGTCGGTTGCAAGATGAAAAAGTAACTATTAGGAATATTTCTGCTACAGAGCAGATTCCTGTTACTTCTTTTCTAAGAGAAATTACTCTTTTAGAAGTGCGAAACTTACGCACTTCTGCGGGAAGTGCTACAATAACTTTTAGCTTTGGCAGTGGTGCTTCTTTTGGGGCAATACCAGGACTATCTAACCTATCTCTTACTACTGCTCGGGCTAATTTTACAGTATCCGGACAAGGACAAATTATTACTACTGCTCAAGAAATTCGATTCGATATTACCAGCGTTACTGGTGGACCATTGAGTATCCCTTTTTTGTTAATTTTCCGCGAAACAGCATCGCTAACTTAAATGCCTAATAGTTTAACTGCTCAAAGCTTATTTTTAAATAGTCCTGAATATATTGAAAGATACCAAATTGCATTAACAAATGTTTCTGGGTCTTTTAACGAAAGGTCAACTGATCCAATTTTTTTCGATAATCAAATCAAGCCTGATTTAATCGATGATGAATCTGTCCGATTTTATGTTTACAAAAGGATTTTATCAGAAATGATCGTTTTTAATCCCTATGTCAAGCTGAATGTAGCTAAATTGGGAATGGCGGCAGCAATCTTTGGAGAAACTCCAAGACTTGTGATTTCTATTAATAATGAAGATAAATTAAATCCGATTTCTGAGTCGGATATTTTGCAGGCAGTTTCGGAACAATTCAACGACGAAAATCTGTTGGCTCAATTGCTAAATCAAAATATTCTCAAAGTGTCTGCGGTTTTTAATTAATGCTAATAATTGATGCTAGTCCGACGCAAAGATGGACTCCGGCTTTTTCAAATTCTGCGATTTGGATTAAAGCTAATAATAGTAGTAGTTTAACTTTAAGTGGCTCAAACGTGACTGCTGTGCAAGATTTAGTTAATAATTTAAACTTTTCTGTCACGGGGCCAATTACAGTTAATACTACAGAATTAGGAGGGGAGCGATCAGTTTTAAGTATTAATAATACTAGCTCTGCTCAATTTCTTTCTGCTATTTTTAATTATGCGGGAAATGCAATTACTTTGGCATCTGTTCATAGGAATAATTCTGCGTTAGCAGGAAGAGTTAGATTCGGAAGATTATGGTCGTTGTCGCCATCGACACAACAAGATTTCGATAACACTGGTGGAATAATTTTAACTTATGGAACTAACTCTAACAATGGTGTATATTTGTTCAGAAATAATGCTGTAGCTGCTCAAACATCCCCTTTAATTAATAATCAATGGGCATCTGTTATCGCTACCAGAAACAGTTCCCAATCGAGAATAATTTTAAATGGTGGAACTGCATCATCTGGAACCACTTCTTTAGCTAATCTTAATTGTAATAGAATTAGGATTGGGAACGATATAACCGCAGCCGATTCAGGGATGAACGGCTTTATCGCTGAAAATATTTTGTGGACTAGAGAGCTATCTACCAATGA